AAGCAGAAAGACTTGGGAATGCTACTGGTCTATCAGACAGTCAGATCGAAGCAATATTCCAAGACTCAGGAATTGGAAACAAGATAACTGATATTAGATCTGGTCTTAGCCAGACAGACGCAGATAGGGCGGCTGAAGAATCCCGTATTGCGAGAGCACAGTCAGACGCATTGGCTGGTGCAAACACAGCATTCTCAAATATTGGTTCATCAGGTTACTATAACAAGTCAATGCTCGACCAACTCCAGAACGCAATCACTCAGGGCCAAGGAACTTACGAAGATTTCTCTTCCCCATTGGCCTATGATTTTACAAAGGCAACTAATCAATATGGTTCTGCTCAGACTGCACTTAATGATCTTCTGGCTCAAAGAAAAAGAAAACTTGATTCAATAGAGGGTGATCTTTCAGGAGCTTACAGTCCTCTTGCAGATTTAGATCTGTGGGAAGAAAGTGAAATGAATAAGATACTTGGAGGTATCGAAGACGTTGATTACGACCTGGGATATTTTACAGGTGGAAGAGTGGGAGATATCTATGCTGATATGGATAGTTATAAAAGAGATGTCACAAACAAGCTGGGTCAATTAGGTGATTACCGTGAAGGTTTAGAGACAAGCTCTAAAGGTCTTTACGACAGATTAATGGGTGAAGATACGAACAGAGCAAACTATGATGCCTTCTTAGAAGAATTTGATCCAATAAAAGCTGAGATAAATAAGTACACAGCATCTCAGGCGTATGATGAAAGAGGCGACATAACCGCAGAGCTTGCATCCCGTCTGGCTCAGATCGAGCAAGATGAATCAAATGTTGCCGCACGGACGGCAAGAGCTAATGCAGACAATAATGATTTTCAGTTTCAGGATTACAGATTGGTTGATCCACTTACATCCTTAAACAGAGGAGCTTTATATAGTGCAGAGGATGAAGAGGAGGACTTGTTTAACAATCCAACCTCGGCCTTCGCACAAAACATATTGAGGTATTAAGATGGTTTGGTCAGTTGTATTAGGTGGTCTTGGTCTTCTCCAAGACATGTCTCGTGAAAACAAGGCACAAAGGAGATACGACTCTGCTGAAGCGTTCAATCGAGAAATGGCTCGTCAGTCAATGGATTGGATGGAGGAAGACAGAGCACGTTACAACAGACTTGATGACCTAAATCGTGGTATCCGTGGAGACGAGAGAGCATTCGCTGAACGAGAGTTAGGTGAATACAAATCCAGATTACTCAAGGAACGTGAGTTTGAGATTGAACGTATGCTTCAAATGGACAGGGAAGCCGCACGTCAATACGCATTTAAGCTAGAACAGTATTTAAGAAATCAGGAAATAACTGGTCAAGAAAGAGAACGGGCTCTTCAGGAACTTGAAGACGCAAAGGCGATAGCCGCAGGTGAAAGAGACGAAGACCAACGAAGATTTGAAATGGCAAAGGCTCAAAAGGAAGTTGAAAGAGACTACCAGATCCAGCAGATAAATAATGCCAGAGTTGGATTCCAGCAAGAACGAAACGATATGTTGCGTCAACGCAAGATGATTTCAGATCGCATTCAGGGTATGCAGACAGGTCTTGAGAATGTGTACGCTGGCTTACAAGATATCCCAGACGTAACACCAGTTACTCAGGCACGAATTGACGCAGAAGTAAACAAACGTGCAGACCAATATATCGGAGACGTAGACCGTGCGGCTGACAGAGTTGCGTCTGTTGCTGAAGGTGGTCTGATAAACAGAGGCATGGACAACTCTACTCTGGCTAACCAGACCAGAGGTGATATAGCTTCACGTCTTGCAGACGAATATCAGAACGCTCGGTTCAGAGCTTATGATGATGCAATGAAATATATTGGCGGTCAGCAGAATATTGAGAATACAGACATAAACCAAATCTTAGCTTCAAGACAAAGTCAGCTTGGTCAGTACGGAGATACTATGGGTGCAGGTCTAGCACAAATGGCTAACCTTCCAGACGCTCCGTCTTCTATGGGTTATATGAATTATATGCCAGCCTCTTCTATTTACGACAGAGGTGTCGGATCTTCTGCTAATGCGTTCCAAGACAAGTATGGTCTGAGAAGTGGAATAAGCAGTGGCTACACAGATCTTGGTTCAGAGCTTGCTTCCCTAACAGGGGTAAATACAAGCGGTGCGGCAAGTGCAGGTCTAAATCTCGGAAGTGGCGTTTACGACTATTCACCACAAAATTGGTCAGACCCAAGCTCCTATTCTGGAAACATGTTAACCTCTGCGAGTGAAAGGTATAATAAAGCCTTAGAACAATCAAAAACATCTGGAGGAACATTCGGTAAAGCATTCTTAGATTGGAATTATGGTACGGGAGAATATTCAGATATGACACCTAAGTACACCGTTAAAGATATTTTTAATTGGAGTTAATCAATGAGTATATTTTCAGCAATATCACAGGGAATGCAAGACCAAAAAGAGTTCAGGCATGGACAAAGACAACAGATGGCAGAAGCATTTGCTGACTACAAAGCGGCTAACCCTTATGCAACTGCCGCAGATTTCCAAAGTTTCGTTGATTCATATTCTGGTGGAAACAATTACATCTCAGGTGGAGCACCATCTGTAAATGTTCGTAATAGGATAGCGGCAGAAAATTTTCGGCAAAAAGAAATAGCAGACAGAACCCGTCTTCTTGGAGAGATGGAAGATATGCGAAGAATTAGTGATTTGTTTAGCACTGATATAGACAACGCCTTGTTAAACGCACCAATAGGTAAAGACGGAACGGTAGAATTTAACAAAGCATACGAAACTTTCATGGAAAATAATCCAAGGTTTGACAAACTGGGATTTGATATCAAGGGTCAATTTAACCAAACGAGATTTGATAAATTAAGGCGAGGACGAATTGCGGAAAACTATGAAAATGCCATGAAGTTTATTGAAGATGCAAAAGACCCGACTAATATAAATGTCGGCATGTTTGCGGATATGTATGGCCTTGGTGAAGGGATTGCAAAGGAGGTGTTAGACCAAGCAAAGGTAGAATTTAACGAAACCCAACAAAAAAAGAAAGACAATTTTAATACTACTGTCAATGCCAGAGTAAGAGAACTTGCAAAAGATTCTACGATAACTCCAGCTAATCTTTTAGCCACATTAGAAAGTGAATTTGGGGGCAACCCATTATGGGATAAAACTGATACAGATTTTATTGGCGGTGTAGTTAAAGAAGGTGAAGATCTTTTAGCAAAAGCAAAAGACGCACGGTTCAAAGCCTTACTGACAGAAGCACAAGGCGAAGCAAGTCGCTTAGAGGGTATATACTCCCAACGAAACATGGACGTATTACAAATCGAGAAAGATCTAAGGAGTAAATACAATTACCTTTTACAATCGGAAGACAACGACTTCTTTGATAAATTGTTTGCAGACCGTGACTGGCTAGATCAAATTGTAGATAGAGCGACAAGTACCCAATCGGTTGCCACAGAAACTCGTAGGGACGAAGCACAGCGAAGTGCTTACCAAGCTGTCGAAGCCGCTATCATTCGAGGAGATGATCCTTCTACTCTTCTCGCAACCGCAAGGTCAACACTACCAAAAGAGTTTGAAGACATACTCGGCACTGGCTCTGCTGGGATACCAGACGATCTGGCGACAATGATTACTAATGCTACAGAAAAATATGAACTTAAAGTTGATGCAGAAAGATCCGACGAATTAAGCAAAGTAGAAACTAAACTTTGGAATCAAACTGTGGCGACAGCTATTGAATCACAACTCAGGGTGGGAGGAATGGAAGCGGCAAGCAAATATATTTCCGAAACTCTCAGCAGTACTCTTACTGGTGAATACTGGCTGTCTAAGGAGGGCATTGCAGAAAAAGAGAAGTTTATCCAAGAGCATCTTGAAGGTGTGATTAAACTAAATCAGGATGTAATGGATGGACAAATTACAGACGGTATCCTTACAGCTAAAGACAGGGAGAAACAGTTACTTGCAACAGCCGTATCTGATAATGCAGAAAAAGCCTCTCAAATTTTTGCTGGAGATGCTTCAAAAATTAAGAGTGGTGGCAACCCTTATCTACAAGAGATAGCTCCACAACTAGCTAAAGATTGGCTAATGAATGACAATACCAAAAATCTTTTACTTACTTTTGCAACCAGTGATTCTCTTAAAAATGCTGGAGAGAATGTTACGCCTAGCCAACTAAAAAACATGGCAGACGCATGGCTTAGAGCACATGGGGCAACTCCTTGGGCAGATGCCGTCGAAAGCCTCAGTACCGATGAGTTGGTTCAGCAGAGAACTTTGTTTACAGATTATCAGGATAGTGTTGAAGCACACATTAGTGAAACAATAGATTCATTTGAGTCTAGTTTTAATGAGATCCAACAAAACTCTAAAGAATTTGAGACAGCAGAACAATATGATTCTGCCATTCGGGTACTTAATAACCTCAAGGGTCAGTATAGAAAGTGGGTAGGAGAGTACGGAAATGTTCTTGAAAACAACTTCGAAACTCGTAGAAATTGGAGAGACATAGCTGGTAAGGCTTATGACAGAGATGCAATCGACGAGCTATATGCAGGTGCATCAGGTTATCTTTCAGATAATACAGCCGTAGATAGGTTGATTGACCGTCTAAAAACACAAAAAGAGAGGATACAGCCAACTGACCTAAACAATGAAAACAGAAACCAAGATTGGTATAACCAGTATTATGACGACACTAAGAGTGTAGATTGGAACAATAAGAACAAGAAAAGAATAGAAGCTAAGTTTGATCTCAATCTGGGTCAGCTTCGGTCAGAGAAAGCTCTAGGTACAGACCTACCATTCGTTGGTAATAAATTAGAAGAGTGGCTGAAAGGAAGAGTTGGCGACGGTGGAGTGAGTTTAAGAAATCTTCTTCTTGGATCTGAAGACGCTGAAAATAGAGATCAGATAGCTCAAAGAAAGTTTCTTGATGAAATGACAGATGATATAGGTGTGAAGGCATACTTTAGAAGAAATCCTGAAGTTTTCCAAGCATTCATAGAAGATCCATTCAAGGCCATAGAGGAAGTACCTGAATTGGCTTCTATGGCTGTGTCTTTTGGGTATGAGATACCTAAATAAGGACGACCCCTTCTTTTAACTCCAGTATTCTGAGAATTATTCGGAAACTGGAGTACCGTAAATGACATTTAAAAAAGTTACTTTTGATCTTACAGACCCTAAAGATCAAACCACCTCTCAAACAGCAGACCTTGGATACGCTTCTAATGTAGACAGACGAAGCATACTTAAAGATCCAAGATTTATTAAAGACCTTCAAGACAGATACGACCCGTTACAGCAACTGTCAGACGAAGACCTTATCAACAAATTTTATTCAGACGAGAACTGGGCTCAGTTAAATACTATCGGTGCTGTCGGCAGAATGATGGAAGGTGGTGGAGACACCGACGAAGAGAAGATGAGAAACGCCAGACTAACAACAGTCTGGGACAACCTGCCTAACTTCTATCAAGAAGGTGGTCGTGGTTGGGGTGCTGTGCCAGACATAGCAAAGTCTGTGTTGGCAGACCCAATTAACTTAATTGGTGGTATTGCGGCTAAAGGTGTTTCCCAAGCGGCAATGAGAACAACAACTGCCCTTGGAAGATCTGCTCCAGTTAAATCATTTCTTAAAGGTGTTACTACTGGTGCGGCAACTGAGGGTGCAATATCTGGTGGGCAAGAAGCTCTTATCAACGTAAGTGAACAAGGATACAGACAAGACATTGGACTCCAACAGGAGTTTGACTGGAATCAATTCGCTCAAGCAACAGCATTCGGAACTGCTCTTGGTGGTGCTGTCGGTGGTGCAATCGGTATTCCGTCAGCTATTTCAGGTGTCAGACAAGGAGCTAGAGAGGCTCAAACTTTATCAAGGTCAGACCTCTCTCCAGAAGAAATAGCGTCTTTAACTAATAGAAGAGCTTCAGAAGAGATAAACTTTTTGAATCAAAAAGAATCGGGATTAATACTCCCTGCTCCAAAAACAGATGAACCCAAAATTGGAGCAGAAGCAGAAGTTGAAGTAGAACCTGTTCCCAAGACATCGACAGACGAGATACTTGGAGAGTTGGACGGACAGCAACCTGTATTTCAACAGCAGTTAAACGAAGCAAGGATAGCACAAGAGGCAATAGTAGAAGACGGCTTAGAAAATACTACTTTGGGTAGAGAAATTGCGAAGGATGTATCACGAGCAGAGGTTAATAAAGAAATAGTAGAGCGTCTGAAGAATGAGCAAGACCAGATTTCAGCCCTGATGCAGTCCAATAAAGTTGCTGACCAAAAGATGGCTAAAGCTATGCAAGCCGCTTTGGATGCAGATGTGGCACATGCAAGAGTTGCGGCTAAGAAAGGCGACGCTCTAACTTCCGAAGCTATTCTTACTTCAGCAAAGAAGCGAGCAAAGAAGATAGATGAACAGGCTAAGAAAGCCTCTGCTAAAAAGGCGAGAGGAAAAGGAAAAGGTTCGGCCTCAACTACAACCGACGAGGCTGAATTGGCGACGGAGGATGGATCTGGCCCTTCCTCCACAGACGATTCCTCCGTCACCACTGAAGATATAGAGGCTGATGAAGCAAGAGTTGCTGATCTCAGGGAAAATAATCCTGAAGGCTACAAGAAAGAGATGACACCAGTTGTCAATACCTTGATTTCAGGCGAACCAGACGCAAGCAAAATAAAAAGAAAATTAAAAAAAGCAAAAACATCAGATGATGTTGATAAAATTATTGACGAGGTGTCTGAGAGATTACAGACAAAGGTAGAAGACCCAGATAAAGCATCTGCACCAAAACTTCCTGAAGTTAATTGGGGAGGTAAAGCTGGTCAAGGTGGACAGAAGAGTGTTGACGAACAACTTGCGAAGGCAGGGTTTACCCCAGAGCAAGCCGATCAGTGGCTGAAAGAAAACATTGCCAATGGAAACATTGCAACGAATGAGAAGGGGGTAATCAAACTTGGAAAACAAGGTGCTACAAAGACTGTCAGACAACTTCTAAAAGATACTGAAGCTCCAGCAGTTAAGGTCGAAGGAGAGCCTTCGGTAGCCGAAGAAATAGCAAAAATAGCGGAAGACAATAGGAAAGTCACAGACCCAGAAAAGATGGCTGAGATTATAAAGGCTCAAGCAAAACGAAATTTACCTAGCAAGAGCCAAGAGGAGATAGACTCAGTTTATGACACACTCATGTCTGGCGGTGAGAAGCAGAGACTGGCAGACGATCAGACTATATTGAATGCCAAATTTAAAGGTGATGAAGAAAAGGAATTTATCAAAGCAGTTAGAGATCTACAAAAGAACGAAGCTGATTACAAAAAAGATTTAACTGAAGAGGAGCTTGCAGATTACGAACCTATGAGCATGGAGCAAATGAAGCTCAATGCAAAGAAGGTTGTCCTAGCTCAGAGGGCTGAGAAAGGACTTAAAAGCCCAAGGAATGTTACGAATGCTATTGAGAGAGCATCTATTCTTGAAGGGGCTGGTAGAACTGAAAGCGGTAAAATCCAATCATTTCTAAAATGGGACTCAAAGCGTGTTGGTTTAGGTTCAAAAGAGCAGACGTTTGTTGGCAATAGAATGAATGACATTGGCTCTGCCCTTGCGGAAGCTACTAGACGTAAAAATTCAAAGGGAGAGAATGTAGAAACATTAAGAAAGAAACTTGAGAGACTTAGAAGCCCGAAGAAAATAGAAGAAGTAGAACAAGAAATAGCTAGGATTGAGTCTGAAAGTCTTCTTGTTCCTTTTCAAGCTGATAAATCTACACCCAATGTCATCAAAGAAATTACGGAAGGCCCGAATAAAGGCAGAGTTGATTTCAGGCACACTGCTAAAAAAGGAGAAATTCTTTACGCCAACGGACGGGATGGAAAGATATACGCAGACGAAGCTACAGCAGAATTAGTTAGTCAGAAAAAACCTAGTTTAGTGTCAGAGGTTCTTGAGAAAAACCCAGCAGTTAAAGGTAATAAACTTTTATTCATAAAGAAAAAGGATGGCACAGGTAAGTTGCCATACCGTCTGGCTTCTAAAAAGCAAGCAGAAACAGGCGAAGGTATTAAGTCCCTGCTCGGAAAACAAAACCCAGATGATTGGGAAGTTCGTTACATAGAAGAAAGCAAAGTCCCTACTGGCTCTAGGTCTAATATAAATGCTTTGGCAAAACTTTGGGATGAAGCAGGGGAAGAGCCAAGTGCTTCAGACGGACAAGGAGTTATACGTTTCGTTGGTGACGAGACAGGAAATGGTATGGCTACTCCCGTAGAGAACCTTGCCGAAAGCCCTCTCGATGTATCTAAGTTAAACGAACAACAGCGTACAGCTTTTAACAGAAGGAACACCAGACAGGCTCTAGGTGATCCTACACTCAGCGACGTTCAACATGCCATAGATAGTATTGATAACGGTGAATTTCCCACTAAAGGAAATAAGACAGAACTCGCAATATTAATCAGCGATCTTGAGCAACTCTACTCCATTCAAAGAGACTTAATTCCAGGGGGTATTGTTAGAAAAGCTAGTGATAGAGAAAAGATAATCAACAAGATTGAAAAAATTATGCAAGATGCCGACCCAGAGGTTGCGGTAGTTGTGAAAAACACACTGGCTTTTATTGGAGGAGATCCTCTTAAAGCTCCAAGAATTGTGACGACAGAAGGAGGAGATCAAGGTTGGAGTTATGCCAATGGGAACATTAGAATGGGTGACAGAGAAAAGGTATCTGCTGACCATACTTTTTTCCATGCAGTAGCCCAATGGTCTTATGACAATATCTTAACACCAGAAGACCGAATGCTTTTCTGGAATGCTTTAAGTAGAGACATTGCAACAAAAGGAAAAGCAAAGGCAAAGATACCTGTGTTAGACAGGTATGCAGAAACTGAGACAGGCTTGGCACGAAAGATATGGGCAGACCAGTTTGCATCTTGGGCTTTTGACAACCGTTCTCACGGCATATTTAGCGATCATAAAACTAATGTCTACAATGAACATTACTGGCAAAAAATGTCTAAGATCCAAAGGGCATCTGTGGACAGGTATTTTTCTGGAGCGAACATTGCCCCAGAACTCGAAGGTTTGTTTTCGAAAGTTCTTCCAGAACAAGTCAGAAGCATAAAAAAGATTGGTGTAATTTCGGACGATCCGAAGACAAAGAAGGGAATGGTAGTAAAGGGATTTCAGGTTAGGCTTGAAATGGCAGTTGATGAAATACAACGAGCTATCAGGGTTTATCAAGACCCTGAAGGCAACCCAGAAGAATTAGTAAATGCGGCAAGAGGTTTTAGATCTCTTCTAGCTTCCGCTTTCCCAAATAGAGATGTCGGCTCTAAATCTACTGCAATGAAGAATACACTAAGCTGGCTACGTCCTTTAGATAAAGTAGCAAGAGGTAGGTTTGCAGACTTAAATTATATTATGGCTGAGAAAGGGGGTCTTGTTCAGCAACTCAGAGCAAAACAAGATGAGCTTGGTCAAATAAGAGACGACGCTTTACAAGAGGCTGATAGTCCTGAAGCTATCGAGTTGAAAGCAAAATATATTGAAGAACTGTTCGAGCATGGACACGCAGATCTGCTTAAAGGTGGATCAAACGCCAGACCATACGGCGGTGAACAGACCAGTTACACAACTTTAAATGAACTTATTCGGTTAATGCGTGAGTATTCAGACATTGAATATAAAAAGGCAGAAGGTGCATCGAGAGCAGACGAGTTTGTAAATTTAAGAACGGGCATGGTATCCAGAAAGCCTTCTTTTGAAATTAGAACAAAAGAAGGTAGAAAAATTAAAGTTGCTAACAGAGCCGCAGACAACGACGCTAATAAAGTAATAAAAACCCCTGCAAATAAACGTAAGTCTGCGACAAATAAAAAGCCAAGGATGGATAATGTAACTGAGGCAACTCAAAGATCCTATGGCGATAAGTCTATCCCAGAACTGCGTGAAATCTACAAGAAGAATAAAGACACACAACTTGGCGATCAGGTTGCTTGGTTAATGTGGCAAAAGAAGAACGCCGAACCAGAGCCTGAATACTTCACTCAAATTCACTATGAACAAAGTGCAGATGACATACAGGTGATGAAGGAGGAAGGCCCAGAAGCAGGTTCTCCAGAAGCTATTGCAGAAGATAAGGCAATTCAAGAGGAGCTTGCTGATATTAAAGCAAAAAATGATGGTGGAAGATATAAAGAGTTTTATGACGAAGAAGCATCTGTTCTATTTATCGTAGAGTTACCTGATAATTTAAAAGCACAAGCGAAAAGAGAATGGGGTAAAACTAAATCAATCAAGGATATAGACACTTGGTTAGCTAAGTACAGGAACATCTGGGATCAACAACAAGCGTCCCCCCCGATGGATCAAGCGTCTCCCCCAATGGATCTAGCCCCAAGGAGTATGTGGAAGACCACAAAGGAACTCAGGAAGTTACAAAAGAATGAGCTTGTAGAACTGTGGAAGAATGGTGCTGAGACAGGTTTTTTCACTCATGGAAATATTGAGTGGCCTATACATGCCGTCGAGTGGGAAATCCATCGACGAGGTATCACTGATACATACAAGAAGCTAGACAAGCCTGTTCCAAAATATCTCAGACAACGCATTAGAACAGAACTTAGTAATGGTGTTGGTATTGCTACTGAAGATGGCATCCCACCTTCAGCACCTATTTCCACAAAGACAATCCTTTCATATATGTCCCATCGTGATCCTGAAGTTCAGTACACCATGAGAACCATGTTGCATCGTATGATGAACTTAATGGGCAAGAACGTAGAGAATACTCTTGGCGAAACTAATGTGATGGATGGGTCTGATATTGCTCGTCTGGCAAAGGTAGACCCTGCTGGAATGAAAAATGTTTCTGTCGATTTTAGAAGCGATACATTTAATAAATTAAGATCAGACCTCAGAAAGATTTCTATTGGTCTAACCAAAGGAAACTCTAACCCATTTGATGCCGTGCATGAGATTGGTCATACAATGGTCAGGGGTGGAATGCTACCTAAAGAAGAGATGGACGCTGTCATTGAGTTATACAGGGCGGCTGACGACACTATCAAATCAAATGTAGAAAAGTCTTACGGGAAAAAATATCCAGACATGACACCAGCCCAGCTTGAAGAAGTTCTAGCAGAGGAGTGGTTTGCTGAAGGTATGGCTAACTATCTTGGTCAACGGGTTATGCGTGGCGATGTTATGAAAAGCATGTTGTCTGGCAGTATGGATAATATCCGTCTTAAAAATTCATTCGAGAGAGCCATTGATAGAATGGTCGAGTATATCTCCTACGTTGTTAATGGATTGATTGGACGCAAAGATATCAAGCAACAGTTCAGACGACTAACAATCTACGGAGATATGCTTGAGGCATCTAATAAATCTCCACTGGCTCGTGTTGATGTTAAAGAACCTGCCGTATCTCCCACTTATGTTACTGCATACGCACACGATATTATACGACAGAGCAAGGACTCTAAGAAAGCGGCGATCAGTAAATACACAGCCAATGGTAAGCATTCGGTTAATGATGATGGAACGCCAACCATTTACTATCATGGCACACCTAATGGAGCACCATTCAAAGACTCTCAGGTCGTGATGCGTCAGGGTGGCGGTATGATGGGGTCTGGTATTTATATTTCTCCAAGCAGTAGAGCAGTCGAAGGTACTTATGCAAGGCGACCAACCCAATCGGCTGTGAGAAGAATGATTGATGATGGAGACTTTGACGAAAAAACAAAAGATGATCTCATTTGGCAGAATGAAAGACTGCATTCAGACAGAGAAAAAATTGCATCTGAAAGAAGGAGATTGGCAGACGTACAGAATGAGGTTGAAACTCATAACGATACTGTTGAGAGATTGAGAAATGCTCTGGAAGAAGATGACCTAGCAGATTTGAATGTAGAACTAAGATCTATTACACAAAGACGAAAGCAGATCCAAGACAATTTGGATTACCTTCTATATTCAGAGAAGATGTCAATGAAGATTCTGGATGATGCTGGCTTAAATTTCGAACCCACCGTCCTTCCTCTCATAACAAGAATGAAGAACACTTTCGATCTCGGTAAAAATATCTGGAGAGTGGGTGATGACGGCAATGGAGTAAATTATTCGAATACTCACAACGTAGGTAGAGAGGATACGAATGCGGCCTTGAATGCAATCATGCGAGTGACAAACAATTTCGAAGGCGGCAACATGGCAGACTTCCAGAAAGCTGTCGAAGAAAACTTTGGGGCTTCAAAGACGGGAGTTGCTGGGCAAGTAGCATATAATTCCTACATTAAGACAATAATGAGAGGAGATAGTTCTCTCACTGAAGAGCAAGCTAAAGAGATATTCAGGGAAGCTCTTGAAGATGCTGGGTATGACAGTATGAGAGCACCACATAGAAACAGAATTAACAGAGACAAGGTATCTGATAGTGACGATTATCGTGCTGGCGAAGAGGTGGATTATGATGCCTTTGTGATATTCAATCCAGAGAATGTGAAGCATGTTAACGCAGAGTTCTTTGATGCCGAAGACGCTCGTCTGTATTACAGGGACTTTGAAGGGTCTGCTAAAGGTTTCAATGGCGGAGCGGCAATGGCTATGGCTGACGGACAGACGAGTAAGCTAGATACCACGAATACGGTAGACATGCTACAGGCGGTTGAAGACGAAGGCGTATCTCCCCCAATGGTAGACGCTATGTCTAGCATTATAAGACAAAGAGACTTAACCCCTGTTCAAGAGCAAGCAGTAAGAAAACAAGGGCCATTCGCATGGCTTCAAGCTCAGTCAACACGCATGGAATCAATGGGTATGAACTGGTTAGGTGGCTGGTACAAGCAACATTTCCCAGACCAGCACCAGACTTTTGCATCTAAATATATGCCTATTCATAATATGTTGCGTGGTCTTCCAGGGGCAGACGGAAAGGTGCGGGCGTGGGCTCGGTCTGCGTCTGGCTCGGTCTGGCAAAAACAGCCCCAGGCATACAGGAAAATTGTTTCTGCACTTAGGCACGGGGCAGACAGCAGACAGGCAAAAGTTCTGACACCATCTGAAAGAGTAGTCTTTGATAAGATTAAAGATGAGTTCGCTAGAGAACACGCACGGATGAATGAAGCTGGTATGCACTATGTTGGTTGGAGAAAGAACTATATACCACAGGTTTGGAGCAGAGATAAGATTCAAAAGAATAGGGAAGAGTTCCTTGAAGGTATGATGGAGTATTATTTTCAGGAGCAAATTCAACTCCTTTCTGGTACTAGCAATATCTTGCAGAAAGACGACGCAAGAAAATTTGCTGAGAAAGTTTACCAGAGCCTGACCAGAGAGAGTGTAGATGGCGTTCAAGTACCAGAAAGTCCTAAGTCTCCTATCAGAGGATCTACTAAAAATCCTCAAGCAGAAAGCATAGACTTCAACAGACTGATCGAGTTGGAGAAATATCCTAGAGCTATGGAGATTATGGAGAAATTTCTTGAGGACGACCTTGAGTTCATGCTCGTTAAATACTTTGAAGGATCAACAAGAAGAATACTTCACACAAAGAAGTTTGGATTAAACTCTCACGGCGTTGATGACTATCTTTATACAACTGAAAACGGAGCGAGGGGTATAGCTAAACTCCTATCAACTAATAAAGTATTTAATAAAGACTTTAGATCTGTAACGACTGACGGTGTCCAAGAAGGAACACTAAGGTCTGAGGTATCTATGCCTTTTACTGGCAAGGATCAGGACGCTATTAAGTTTTCTGAAGAACTGGTGGAGGTTGCCAATACACAGGGCATACCAGCCGCAAGAGAAATGCTTAACTCCATCGCAATTAGGACACCTAGCGGTCAGATTGATAAGACATATACAGCCAGAGTTGAAGCGATACTTGGTGCATTGGAAGACCATAAGGGTAATAAGACACTATTGGAGAATGACAATGCTAAGTTTATTGAGAATGCTATGCGAGTGTCTAGGAAAGATAGTCTCAATGACTTTGGTGGTAAGGCAGGTCTGAGAGTTTCTCGTGGCCTAAGAAGTTTTAACAATGTAACCCTGCTTGGCTTTACTACGCTAACATCATTGGGCGACCTTGTTCTCCCAATCGTAAGGTCTGGCTCTGTGACAGACTGGATGAAAGCCGTTAAGACACTGGCTCTTGATCCAGATTATAAGAGAGCTTTGTCTGAAGTTGGTGTGGCAATGGAGAACATTACGCATGAGCGTATGTTAAATATGTATGGTGCGGTAGATAGTAAATTATCTAATGCCTTCTTCAACGCTACAATGCTAACGCCTTGGACAGACATGAACCGACAGATCGCAGGTGCATTGGCTCACCAGACATTCATTACGCACCAGAAGAAAGCGTTAAGATCTTATGTTAAAGGCAAGCCAGTTAGTGAACAGCCTAGAGAATATAAACTAGCCTACAGATACATGAAGAACTTTGGCCTCGAAGATTATCTTGAGGGTGGATCAAAAAGTAGAGTTAGTCTAAGCGATAGATCTCTTCTTGGCACAGATGACTCTTTACGCAAAGCAATGATAAGGTTTGCAGACGAGAGTATCTTCCAGCCTAACGCAAACGATGCTCCTCTATTTGCACAGACACCACTGGGAGCTTTAGCGTTCCAGCTTAAATCATTCCCGTTAATGATGAGCCGTCTGGCAGGTCATGTGATTAGAGAAGCACAGATTGGCAAGCTACTCAAAGGAGACGCAAGCGAGTCAAACATAAAGCCCCTACTCTACTTCCTTTCACTCGGCCCAACTTTCGGTATGGGTGCATTGGCAGTGAAAGACATTGTGCAAATGCGAGGTGGCGAGGACGAGCAATCACCACAGTTGAGAGTTAGAAATGCTCTGAAGACAGCAGGGTATGATGAAAAAATTCACGGTAACGAAGTTGATTTCTTAGGCTGGTATCTTGAGGGAATGTTGCAAATGGGTGGCGTTGGTCTGCTCGGTGACATCTTACACTCAGCGGTTACACAGGCAGACAATGGTTCTTATGGACAGACAAGGTTCTTGCAGACATTAGGTGGCCCAAGTGTTGGCCTGATTACAGCAGGTCTGTCTGTACTCGGCGGCGGCATGGACTCCGCATTCGGTTCATCAGAAAGTAATTCAAAAGAGAGAACTGCCGTTAGGGAAATCGCAACCCGTATTCCAGTTGTTGGAGGTGTCAAACGAGCAAGAGAAGGAATAGTTAACTCCGTCGCAGGTGAACCCACAGGAAATAATTCGTCTGGCTGGGGTAGCTGGGGAGGTAAATGGAGTTGACGAAGAAGCTCGACCCCAAGTCTCGCTTCAGCAAAGCTGATACGAATGGGGACAATATCCTGACAGACGAAGAGCTTGACGCTGAACTGGATCGAGAAGAACGTCGTATTCGTATGGAGAATAGTGACAAGAAGGAAGACCAGATAAGATTGCTTATCTGGTTTCAATCCATAGCAACCGTAATCTTTGTCGCAATACTAACAATACCAGAGGTCGTTCCAGAAAGCAGACTAGATGATTTGGTCGGTGTTGCAACGACATTCATACTTAGCCAGTTAGGAATAATCGGTGGGTATGTTGGTGCTAATGCTTGGGCTAAATCGAAGGAGGAAAGATAATGCTTAAAGATTTAATTAACCCAGTCGCAGGGTTGCTTGATAAATTTGTAGAAGACAAAGACCAAAAGGCAATGCTTGCCCATGAGATAGCAACGATGGCTGATAAACAAGTCATGGCTCAGTTGGAAATAAATAAAGAAGATGCGAAGGGGAATTGGTTTCAGTCAAGCTGGCGACCATTGACTGCTTACGTCTGTCTTACAGGATTTGTTATGAATTATTTGGTCAGCCCCCTAGCCGCACCATTTGGTGTTGTCATTCCACAAGTGGATGTATCCATGATGATTCCGATTTTGACAGGAATGTTGGGTCTTGCAACATTACGCTCCTACGAGCGTGTGAAAAGCGTAGGCAAATAAGAAAGGTAAAACAATGAGAAGATATTTAAAAAGAATTTGGTGTGCGTTGCTCAACAAAAAATGCAACGAGAATTGTAACTGTGTGAAGGAGTAAGGTATGACCTTTAAACTATCTCAAAGAAGTCTGGGTAGACTGGACGGCGTAAAGAATGAACTGTTCTCAGTTGTTACCTCGGCGATCTCCCAGAGTTCTGTGGACTTCGGAGTCATTTCGGGGATGAGAACTCAAGCAGAACAGGACGATTTAGTAGCTCGTGGAGCAAGCCAGACGAGGAAGAGCAAGCACCTTACGGGAGATGCTGTCGATTTAATGGCGTATGTTTCCGTGAATGGAAAGTCACGAGCTTCTTGGGAGTTGAATCTGTACGACGATATTGCAGACGCAATGGCTAAAGCGGCAAGGGAAAAAGGTATTAAGATAAGGTGGGGTGGAGCTTGGTCTGTTGACTCAATCGGTGAGTACGAAGGAACAATGGAAGAAGCGATGAATGAATACATTGATCTCCGAAGGTCAGAAGGCAGACGGCCTTTTATAGACGGCCCACATTTCGAAATCATGCCTCATTGATGTGGCTATCCATCATTATGTTCTGTTCGTCTGTTCAAGCTGAGTCTTGCATGGTGGTTACTCGGAAAGATTTATTACCGACACAAGAGGAATGTTTCAATGTTTCTGTCAGCAAAGCACAGATAATCTCAGACGACGAGGACATATATTATGTCCAGCCTATGTGTCAGAACATTTATGTTGGCAAGAAGATAATGGTTGGTGGCAGGTATAACATTTGGAACTTTAGATGACTGAGCCAGACGAGGAACTAATTCAGGCAGACGAGAAACTAATACAGGCAGACGGCTTCGATGAAGCTGTGATCGGTGTCACAGACATTGGGTTTGATACCAGACGAATTGTGTATGACGCAGAAGAAGTTATAGATATCCTAATGACCCGTGACGGTATGTCTTGGGAAGATGCTTTAGAATATTACAACTTCAATATAGCTGGATCTTATGTTGGTAAAGCCACTCCACTTTTCATTTGGAGAATGACGATGAGAGAAATTGGAACTCTCGACTGAGGATAAAATACTTATCTTCTTTGTATTCTTAGCCTATATATCTACACCAGAAGGTTTCAACTTCGTGCTTACCCACTATCCATTACTCCTTGGTTACATTAAAGAGAGGTACTTCGGATTTATTTTCTGATCTCTGTTGAAATTCTCCACCGATTGCACCGTATCCACAGATGTCCAGCCAAGAATCAAATTTATCTGAATGGATAAGTCTGGCTGTCTTCATGGCTACCATACAAAGAATAACGTCTTTAACTGTAATATCTTTCTCAAGGATGACAGCCCATAGCTTTGCAATTCTTTCGTGGTTTTTGTAGGCATCTCCATAATCTTTTGCTCTGTCCCCATTAATTAATTCTTCTGCTTCACACAGAACTTCTGATCTATTCTTTTCACTCATTGACCTTTTTCCTTTGGCTTATAAACTTTATATTCTTGGCAAGCGTGTATAGCTTCACGATCATGTTTGTCGCAGTGCCACCCTCCGTCCTCTCTTGGGAAAGCAAAGGCACATGTCTCACACCTCACTGGTGCTCCGAGCCCTTCCCAGCAAGCGGCTTTCTTAAAACAAAACCTACAACTGAAACTATCTGGGTTATCGCTGACCTTTGTGGCCTCTCCAGACATCACACGTTCAACCTTTGATAACAGAAAGTGGTAGTGTATGTCGTCATACTCGACTATCTCAGCACCATATTCTGACGTATTTTTGTTGATAGCTACAAACACGGCTTCCTTGAAACCACTCATACCCATCATCATCTGCAACTGTGAATAATATTTAGGGTGTGCATCCTTCACCCCATTCTTTAAAAACTTTTTGTGACTTGCGTCATTCATAGACTTGATCTCAAGTACTCGTACAATCTGATCGTCTGTCTCTATGTGTCCGTCCATGTGACAACTCACATGACCGCCGTATAGATGATAGGAATACTGACGACCAGTCATGCCGTCTACTTCCCACACTCTTACGTCTGCGTTCTCCTTTAGATCCTTAACAACAATGTCTTCAAGCAAATGACCCAACGCAAATATGCGTTGTGTCCTTGGGTTAATTTGTGGTTCGGGGAAACCTCTGAGTGAGAAAGCGAGTGCGGCATCACAAGGAGTACCTACTCCACTAGCTCCAATGTATTGTCTGGCTTCTTGTATCTTTTTATTTCGATAGCCAATGTCAATCGCTTCAACTATATCTTCTGCCGTTCTAATCTTTTTCATAACTGCTCCTCAAATGAAACAGCCCAAGGAAAAGGGAGAGAACCTTGGGCTGTTATGTCGTGGATATGGGCATGATAAAACCCTCGCTCTCACGACTTACGTTAGTCGTAGGGAAACCAATAAACTACGACTAAAACGGAATCTCATCGTCGTCAGTGGAGGCTACTGCTTCAACCAACGCTTGAGATTTTTCATAAGATTTAACTTCAGGCCACTTGTCACCCTTCTCATTTGCCTTACCAAGACCTACGTTTATGCGAACTTGATAACCACTTAGCTTGTCTGCATCCCCAGGCTTATTGGCATCAGGGTGGTCAGACGCTTCAAGCATGGCTTTTAATTGAGACTTACCAATCTGAACTGCCTTCGGATTTGGGTTCTGAACATTATATCGCTCTACGATTGTCATGTCGTTTTCATCAGCAAAGGTAACTTCAAGATAACGTCCAGTCCTTGCCGCCGTTTCTTTAATCATAGCTTCTTTAATGCGTACATCGTGATTGCCGACCTCTAAAAATCTTTTAGGTGGGCCATCGTCTGCGGCTACGTCCGTTAAATCTAATTCTCCAAAATTAAAACCACTCATTTTACTTTCCTCTTCTCAAACTGTTCTTTTGTTTCTGACATTTTTGCCAGTAGTTCTGTTACATCGTCATACTCTTCGATTGCGTTTAGCCTTCTCTGAGGATCTCGACTCTTGCCGTGCCATCCATTGACTTCGTCTGTCGCAAACATACGTCTGACTTTTGGATGTCCACTATCTGTCTTCTCTGTAGTTCTCACTCCACAAAAGACATGGTCAAAGATTGCAGGTATCTGCTTAGAGACAGCCTGACCTTTCACATGAGGCCAATACTGTGTTACTCCGTTAGCATCTGCTTCTTCTTTGGCTAGGCATGTCACGAACACATGAGCAGGTAAGTCTCTTATTTTTTTAAGGACACCTATCATCTGCGTTGCATATTCCCCCCAGACCTTGAACCCATTCTTCTCGCCGTCTAGCTTTTCATCCAGACTTTCGAGAAGTCTGTCTGACATTTCTGTCAAACTATCTATGGCAATCCACTTATATCCTTGAGCTTTTAAGAAGTCTGGATGTGTTAACCATTTAAAGATCTGCATAAAAGAGTATGTACCCTTCTCTTCATTGTTCTCTCCATCCCACGATAGGAACGGAATGTAATCAATGTCGGTATCTTCAATAGACTTTAGACCTGCTTCACCAGAAATGATTAAGCCTTTTCCAAATCGCTTTTGATAGAACCTGCATTGAAATGTTTTTCCCCACCCGTGATGTGCATATAGCAACGTCTTGGTTGGGCCATCTGATTGTAAGTCAGATGTTTTACTTGGTCGAAACTTCATATATTACCTTTCTTTTATTCTGTATCACTCTAAATATAATTAGTTGTAATACTATTTGACACTTTAGTAGTATAGTATAAGTTACAGGTGTCAACCTAAAAAAGAGAAAAGAATGAAAAAATTAAACATTAAAAGATTAATAGAAGATGTTGGTGGTGCTCGTAAGGTTGCAGAAATAGTGGGCGTTCAGAGGACAGCACCCTATGGATGGGTGCGTCAAGGACACATCCGATCCACATTTTTAGAAAAGATTACATCAGCTAATCCAACATTAAACATAAACAAATATTTTGAGGAGAGACAAAATGAAGAACTTGGAGGCGGCACTTGAACTGCTAGACATGGGGTGGTCAATCATCCCATGTCGCCCAGACACTAAGCGTCCACGAATTAAGTGGAAAGAATTTCAAGAAACCTTACCAACAGAAGATCAGGTAACAGACTGGTGGACTAAATTCCCAGATGATCCTATCGCTCTAATCACTGGCAGTTTATCAGGTGTGGTTGTGGTTGATTGCGATAACGAGGAAGCCCTTCACGCCGCCTTTGATTGCGGAATGAAGTCACCCTTTCGTGCGAAGACCAAGAGAGGACATCATTTATATTTTCGCCACCCACAAGACGGCTTACGTCGTGGGCCAAGAGCAGGTCTTATGACCAGAGGTTCAGACTGGCCCAAGATTGATGGTTTAGATTTCAGAGGCGACGGTTCTTATGCCCTCGTTCCACCTTCTAAGAATTATAGTTGGGAGATACCTAAAGGTTTCAGCCTTGACCCAGAAGACTTTCCAGTCTGGAAAGATTGGAAGCCACAGATTAAATCAGAATTTGATGACTCATTTAGTTTTAATGACCTAGATCTATCTGACGTTGTGGCAATGAACCCCATCGAACTTATGTCTGAGTGGGATAGGACTGCAAGGTATGTGAGAGAGACGTACCCAAATACCATGAAGATCCCATCTGGTGTTGGTAATAGTAGGAATGAGAGGGTGATGAAGTATATCTCTGAACAAATCATAGATGGGAACTTTGGTGCAGAACTTCGTGTTCGTGGCTACGCCTTTATGACTGAGTTCTTTGAAGAACATCTTTCCGTTGCCGAGTTCGAAGCTACAGTTAGGAGCATGGAGGAGAGTGAGAGACGTAATCATCCAGACAGATTTGATGAGAAGGGTGAATATATTCATCGGCATAAAATAGAAGAAGCTAAAGCAGAGGAGAATGGTGAAGGTAGATCACGAAGATTAATTACTATGGGAGATGCTAAAGAGTTAGCTGAGAAGTCAGAGGCTAGAGAGTTCCTTATTGAACCTTGGCTATCCCCTGCCTCAATCACGCAGGTCTATGGTTATTCTGGTCATGGTAAATCTTTATTTGTCCAGAACGCTATGGCTTCATTGGCATCGGGGCGTAAATACTTTGGTTGCTTTGAAATCAATAAGCCAAGCAAGATCCTATACTTAGACTTCGAGATGGGTATGTCTACGATAGCCAGACGATTGCTTGAGATGAAGCAAGTGCATGGAGATACGAAAGATAGGTTACAGATATGGACACCCTTTGTTGATAATCACGAGATGAACCTCAGAACTAAGGAAGGTCTTACTGAGTTACAAGGTTGGGTAGATTTTATTAAGCCAGACGTAATCGTAGTTGACACAATAAGAACTGCATACCCTGGCTTAATGGAAAATTCCTCAGACGAATGGGCAAAGGTAAACCAGTTGGCTGTCCGTCTGCGTAACTCTGGCTATGCTGTCATCCTTGTTCACCACAGCAACAAGCCAAGTGAGTCTGGTGTTGGTAGAGAGGCTGGGTCAACGAACCAGTTGACTGTCTTGGAAACACAGATCCGTGTGACACAAGTTTATCAGGATGAAGAGACGGCGAAACAAAACGCCGCAATCTATGACGGCTCATACGACAGACCAGTGTGGCCTATGTTGTCGGCAAGGTTAATGAAAGACTTCCAATTATATATGGTAATGGAAATTCGTTACGGTAAAGTTCGTGAATGGACAGACGCACATGATCGAGTTCAATGGATTGGTTTGGCGGCTAACAACCAGACAGATGATAGATGTATCGTATCATCTCGTTCAACAAAACAAATTTCAAAAGACTTGGCACTTGACGGTAAAGATGTTGAGGAGATCAGTCGAGTTCTATCTAAACCTTTAAGAGTTATAAAGGATTGGTTGGAGGTTTAACCTTCCAATAACCTTTCTCATAGATACCCATAACTTTAGCATCAGGGAAAACTTCTCTGATGCTATCAACCCATTCAGCTATCTCTGGATACTTGGCTCTGTTGCCATTTGTTTCTGTCTGCTGACCAATGGTTCTGAATTTAGGAACGTGTCGCTTACGGCTCATGTTCGCTTGTTTCTCCTTCGTTTATACTCAGACCCCCCAAGGGGTCTGAGTAACACTTCGGCTCAAGTCGCTCTCAGCGTTCCTACACCTTGAGAGGTTGAAGGTCAACCCCTTTTTTTAAATTAGTTTATACTATTTTATATATTCGGTTGTATCTTAGGTGTGCATTAGGTATATCTATACAAATAGGTACAAGTAACAACGGAGCAGTGTTGCCAAAGCCGATTGAAATAGGGCCAACAAACTTGAGATGGCTCAGAGAAAATCACAGAAGGAAGACGTACTCAGATATGTCAGATAGAATTGGTGTGTGCGTAGACACGCTCAAACGCATACTCGTGCGTGAAGGACTTCAAGAATTTGATGGAGCAAAGTACCAGCTACGTCGAGACGTTGGTGTAACAATGTGGAATCGTCCTTGCCTTCAATGTTCAAACGAGGAGTTGCGTCCAAAGAACTGGTTCTACTGTCGAACTTGCAGAAAGAAGAGAGGATATGAGGAGGAATGAAAGTAATAATAGAGAGTCCGTACAAGGACGACATCGTGCGGAACACCGATTATGCGAAGCGTTGCATGATCGACAGTCTAAATCGTGGAGAGTCACCATTAGTTTTCCACTTACTTTACACCCAAGTACTAGATGAATCTAACGAAGGTGAGCGATACAAAGGTATCTCGGCATCATTCCTCTGGCACAAACACGCAGACAAGCTAGTCGTCTATGAAGACTACGGCATAACTTACGGTATGGAACTGGCAATCAATCTGGCTAAACAGAATGGTATCCCCATCGAGAAGAGGAAACTCAATGACACAACCAAGTGACTTTCAGAAATTTCTAACTCACAAACAGATCAAGCAAGTAAAAGATCTCGAAGCAAGAATTAAACTTCTTGAAGAAACACTTATTGAAATCCGTGACATCGCTCGTGTAAGCGAAGGTGTCGAGTTCTATGCGATGCTTGCAGAAAGGGGATTGAACAATGAGCAACCCACAGAAAGCTAAAGGCGACGGGTACGAGCGTGAACTTGCGGCGTACATCAACGACAACACTGGCCTCGATTGTTCACGAGCCCCTCTGTCTGGCGGCGGTGCGATAGGTATACTGTCTGGCGGTGCAGACCTGCTCGGCGTACCCAACCTTTTCATAGAAGCGAAGCGTGTCGAGCGTCTGAACTTTCACGATGCTATGCGTCAGGCTGAACGTAATCGTACCAGCCGTGCGACAGACGACGTACCCGTAGTCATCAACAGAAAGAATAGAATGAAGACGGGAGATAGTCTTTGTCTCCTCAGACTGGACGACCTACTCACCTTCTATCGTGCATACTTATGTCAGGAGGGCTTTGTAAAGGAAGACGAATGCCTACCTGCCCAGTGTGCTCAACCAACCAAGAAACTGTAGCCCTCTATACACTGAAGCAGAAATGGATAAAGGCACTGATGGCTTGCCCACGTTGTGAGGCAGAAAGGAAAGAGAGGAAGAGTGAAAAAAGACAAGCTCCCATTCCTGATCGACCAACTAAAAAAAGCCGACGATAGTTCGCCCTCCTCTGCCCTGACGGGCCGTCGGGCTACCTCAAAACAAACTAAACTTGTACAACAAGTATGGAACTGGATAGTCCACGACCTCTCCAACCCTACCGAAGAATACAACGACATGCCTCCCTGCCCGTATGCACGACAAGCACTCATGGCTGGACGTGTGATCTTCCATACCTCAGACGATCTAACCGCCGCAGTAGATATCAAAGCCATTGGCGACCCAGACAAGTTCACGCACGTCTTCATCTGGACAGACCCATCGCAAATGTCACCAGATGAAATGACCGATTGGATCGCTGACCAGAACAAGAACCACTTTGGATGTTGGCTTATAGGCATGCACCCCGATCACCCAGACGCAGAATTATCTATCTGGCAGTCCCTCAACATGGACGACTGGGGCATACTTCTTGTGCAATCATTAGCTGACTTAGACAATGCTCACTCGATCCTCCTCGGAACTCAGTACTACAGAGGATTGGATGACATAACAGACTTGGTAGAAAGAAAGGTAACGGCTAATGCGTGGTATGAAAAAAGCAGTAAGGAAATCTTGCTCGAAGTATACGAAGAAGAAGAAGTGAGGCACTGATGCGTGGAATGAAAAGACCGAATAGAGGTGTGGTGTTTACCCGATCTGGAAACATAATGCCTAATCAAATGAGAGGTGGAATGAACCCGATGGCAAGACCTATGTCTCGTCCGTCTGGTATGTTTGGGAGGAATATGGGAGGGCGTAAGCCAATCCTCGGACGATTAAGAAAGAGGTAGTCCCATCGACCCTATTACTGTAGCTATTGGTGCGTTCAAAGTCGCAAAGAAAAGTATTGAGCTTTCTAAAAGTGCGTCCGAAATTGCGAAAGACCTGGGCCAGGTCTGGTCTGCGATAGATCGTGTCAAGGCAGACGCTAAGTCTGCGAAGAAGTCTGGAGCATCCAATGCAATGGAGAAGTTCGTTGCCCTCAAAGAAGCTGAAGACCTTGAATATAACCTGCAACAAATCATTCGTGCAACTCGTGGCGAAGCAGGGCTCAAGCAATTCATGGCTCTCCGCAACGAAGAAAAGAAAGCTATGGAACTTGAGGACTACGAAACTCGTAAACGCAGTGCCAAGATAAAGAATATAATCTCCATACTCGTAGGAAGTTTAATCTTTCTTGCTGGCTTTGCTGGCCTTGTGTATGTAGCATGGCTGTATGGTACACCCAAGTAATCAACTCAGCCTCGACCTTAACGAAGAACCTGACGGTCTAACCCTCGCAGAAACGGAGGGTGACAACTGGCTCTATGATCTTTTCATTGCGACTGTTGAGCAAAAAAAAGGGGATGAAGCCGAAGCCTCACCCCCTAGTTGATAGTTTTTTCTGTAGGTTTTTCTTTCTCTGGATTACCATCAATGATAACTCTGATTGTCCACATACCCTGATCTCTATTAACGATCATAAAGTCTTTAGTCGGACAACTCTCTAGCCATGCGTTGATCTCTTCCTTTGTAGCCATTAACGGTTCATCTCTACAAACCGTCTGGCTATAACTTCCTTGTTGCAGTCATCGCAACATTTTTTATCTGGGCTCGCCAGAGGAGCAGGGTTATTCCCTGATCCTCTGAACTCCTTATGGCACAGACAACATGTATATTTAGGTCGCCAATCTTTATCCATCAGATAACCCCCCAATGTTTGAGGTAGATCTTAGCCTTATCGCCAGATGTCCATCCCTCTTTGGTAGAGTTCTGAACAATCCGACAATGTTGTAACCACTTACAGTAATTACTAACTGCCGAACCAGATATTCCGACCTGCTTAGATATGTCACTCAGACGTACCTTCTGCCACTGATCCTTCTGTGCCGTCATCCACATGATTGTCAGTGCTATCTTCATTTCCATCGGCTTTATTCTGTGCATCGGATTCGAACCTCATTACGTTATTGATTACCCATCTGGGACTTGAGACGCATGACGACAAACTTGTTACCAAGTCTGCCGCACCATCCCTATTCTTTACGTTGGCATTGAAACCAAGTTCAACACCAACGAGTTTGTTAGTCTCGTTGTCGATGACGGCAAATAGATTGCCGACATCAATAGCTTTTTTGTTATTCTGATCTGTCAATTTTGATCCTCCTGCTATAATCCACACCAAACATTTTAGCGATTTCTCGTTCAGCTTTGTGTGATGTTATTTGTACTTCTGTTAGCAGGTCTACAATATCGTTCATGTGAACTTGTGTCGTCTTGTTATGAACTTTTAATTCAGATCTCACTGTCTCAATTAATCTCTCGCACAGTCTGTCAACTGCCTCTGCAAATTTTATATCACGCATGAGCTACCTCGCAAGGTGGGCCAGTTATCACGTTGTTTGAAACATTGACCCATCTATACACAAATGTAGGAACAGTATATTTCAACCCCTTCTGAGTCCTTATTCGAAACTTAAATCCGCAGAAGTGGTATGTTACCCAACCGCCTTTTGATCTTCCGTTACCAAGAGAGTGTCTGGCTATCAGCTTTCTACCCACTCGGTTCTTATCGTTTATGTTAATCATATTCCTATCCTCCATATATGACCATTTTACTAAGGTTGTCATTGAGATTACTCGGATTCCCTCGAAAGTGTCAATGACACCACTTCTTTGGGTGGTGTTTGTCCCACATTTGGTGAGACGGCACACCATAGACACAACGTATTGTGTCTTTAGGTGTCTGTTATGGTGGTTTTTCGTCGGGTAGGTGTGCTTCTACTTCCTTGGTAAGGGCATCCACCGTACTCTTGTCAACACAATTCGTTGTGTTTATGTTGCTTGTATGCTGGCGTAACTCAGTGGTAGAGTACTGCTTTGGTAAAGCAGAAGTCGAAGGTTCAATTCCTTCCGTCAGCACCACATCCTTCTGGTCAAGATTTGGGACAGTACTATCTGTTGACGTATCCAAGTGTTCGATAACACTCTTTAGGCTACTCGGAGCGAGGTGAGCATACCGCATAACCATCTCCAAACTTGCGTGTCCTAACAACTCTTTCAACTCGTCAAGACCCACTCCCTTCTGCCGTAATTGACTGGCAAACGTGTGTCTAGCATCATGGGGTTTGAAGTTTTCGATCCCTGCTTTCTTGCAAGCCTCACTCCAGAAGTGATAGAAGTTTGTGTTGTCTGACTTCCTCCCATCATTATTAACTCCTGACCTTTTCCACGGAGAGCCCAATGGATTTGGGAAGACAAGACCACCATTACACCTACTCTCAAGGATTTGTCTGAGTGATGAGACGATTGGAACTTTCCTCCAAGTCATGTGTCTCTTGCGTCCCTTCCTTGAATATAACATGACCTCATCTCCGATGACATGTTCATTTGTCAGACTGAACGCATTACCCAAACGAGCACCAGTAAAGAAGAGAAAGGAAACAAGATCTTTAATTGTATCATCGCAACAATTAATCAACCGATCCCTCTCCTTCACAGTTAACCATCTTAACCTACCCTCACCTTCGGGTGGCTTGACAAGATTAACTTCTCTCCCATTCACATCTGTAAAGATTATGAATGGGAAACCTCTCGACTTTGAATGATTAATACTGGCTATGAGTACAGCCATTTCTTTTCGGATTGAGGTAGGCTTTGTCCCCTTCCTTTCGAAATGGCTATACACTTTTTTAATATCAAGATCGCTTACCTTCATCTTTCCAAAGGCATCATCAAAAGCATTCAACACCCACAGAGAGGACTTAGATAAGAACCCCTCTGGTCTGCCAAGATATCTCTTGTTCATCTCGGCAACGGTGTCGTCGCTACGCACCTTACTCTTTACCTCATCTGTCTGGCTAAAAATTTCAGCCTCAATTTTAGATAACAAATTAGATGCGAATCTTTTTTGATTGAGAGTAAACTTGGTACTGCGTTTAACTCTAACACTCTTACCATCGGCTCTAGTCATAGTTCCAATGGCGTACCAGACGTTTCCTCTTAGGCTTAGATTAAGTCCCATCTCCTCCATCTCCTATTATTAGATGATCGAAAGCCTTACCATCTTCCTTGTCATAATTGGCATCCCAATCCTTTGGCAAACCTTTCGACAACAAACGATAACTCTCGTCATCTATTTCCTTGAGTGCATTGATCGTCTTCAGAATTACTTGAGCCCTCATCTGCACCCCAAATTTTCTAGCGATTGTACGGACATGTACCTTCGCCGTATTCTCAGATATCTGTAACCTTTTACCTATCTCCACATTAGTAGCTGATCGGCAAATCATTTGGATAACCCCATGTTGTTTAGTTGTGAAACCTGCAAGCACCACCTCTGGTCTGTCGTCTGCCTCAATGGGTGGGCTAACTTGTCTTGTTGCAAGTCCATTGTTTATTCTCTCGATCAGGTTATCTATCTTCCACTCTATCCTATCTAGTTGTTTCATTATATCTCACTCCTAAATAGGCGACGTAGATTTTTTCCGAAAGCGTACTTTCCATATAGACTTCCCTTGTTTCTTTTTAGATTATC